TTATATTTCTATCTCTGACAACAATCGCAATGATTGGTTCAATCCCCATGGTGATTGCTTTGTAAGCAACCTCCTTGATTTTTGGTGTGCGTCTGACTCCATCATAAAAGAATGGTACAGATACATTTGCACAGAAGAAGTCTCCTTTTGGAAACTGTAGTTCATCTGGATATACCCAGTATCTGGCAAATGGTTCTTCGTCAGATGGTACCCAATAATTATCATGTAAAGCATCCCATCCTTGTACCATAGGATGTGCTGATAGTAATCTTGCAAAGAGGTGATTACCAGAACCCTGTGGTCCTGTAACGATTAGTAGTTTCTTACTCATAGGTCACCCATTTTTCTTCTTCAGTAATTGGTGTTCTACCAATAGCGATGTTAGTTTTATAACCCTTAGGTATCTCTGCTGCTTCAACTTGTATTAGACCAGACATAGGAAGGGATGCGGTATTTCCTGCACCACAGCATGGAGCAGAACCCTCATCATAAGCATGATCTGTATCCTTATAGTGTGGTTTATCTGGTATGTTTGGATTCCATGGAGATGGACACCCTGTTTTATTGCAGTCGTCTAAAGGACTGTCCTGCACATAGGTTGTATATTTCTTGTTAGCATCTAACTCTAGTATCTCACTGATCTTATCTCTCTCGTACCATGCTATTGGTATACCAATGTCTAGTGTTTTCAGATACTCTTCTTTGTAGAGGTATAACAGTTCGTAACTGAGGAATGTCGGTTTATGAAATTTTGGTAACTGATCTAGGAAGTACCTGACAGTAGATTCACCTCTCAGTCTTGTCTGCTGATGTTTTAGTATATTCTGGTCACGACCAACTACACATATCTTTGTTTTGATCCCAAGTGACTCGACCTTATTTGCGAACTGCATGATGTTTGGACGTCTTATTGTCCCTAATTCCTTGATGCCGAGTGGGATACTGATACTTGTAAAATAATATTCACTCTGTGACCAATCGAAGTCGCACAGTTTATCTGGATTTTTCCAGTATTCTGCGAAGGGTTCTGATATACGGTGTGCCTCCCAGTAATTATCTAAGAGACTTTTCCACCCAAAGACATCTTCGTGTAGTGAAAGAATTTTTGACCACAGATGGTTGCCCGATCCTTGAGGTCCTGTGAGTATCACGAGAGTCTTGTCCATACCTATAATTGAATCCCATACTAATTATAACACATAAATACTATCACTGCACTCTCTAGTGTATTTGGACGGTATATACCGATAATTAAATATGGCTAGCCCGACTATTAAGATTAAGCGATCTAGTGTCGCTGGAAAGGTACCGCATTATCCTACCTCGCTCGACCTTGGTGAATTTGCGATCAATACTGCTGATGGTAAAGTTTTTATTGCTGCTGGAGTCGGCATAGGAACTACTGTAAGAGAAGTTGGAATATCAACACAGCATTTACTCACCTCAGGGATTGGAACACTTGGATCTCTGAAGGTTACTGGTGGTATGTTAGACCACCTGAATTTCCCTGACAACGTTCAGGCACAATTCGGAACAACAGACGACTTATTAATATACCACGACGGAAACAGTAATATTTTAGACAATGGATCTGGTGATCTTATAGTTACAAGTAATGGTGGTAAGATAGACTTCCAGAAACTTGGTGGTGAGAAGTTAGCAAGATTTTATACTGATGGGCAAGTTGAGTTATACCATAATAACGGAAAGCGTTTTGAGACTACTGGTGTTGGAGCGACAGTTCTAGGTACTTTTCATTCTAATGAAGTACATGTAACTGGTCTGTCTACCTTTAGGCATGGTGTACATTCCAACATATACTCCACTGGTATATCTACGATCTCAGGATTCCAGTTCCCGTCAACCGACGGGACGGAAGATCAAGCTCTGGTTACGGATGGAGCAGGATCGCTATCCTTCAAGACTCTCTCTGGTGGTGGAGGTGCTACTGGTGCTGCTACATCTATTAGTCAAGGAAGCACTATTGCAACAGAAGGACAAACTGCATTCACTGCACCTCATGTATTTGACAATGGTGTACAAGCAACTGCATTTCCTGTACAGGTATTCCTAAATGGTTTGAAGCAAAGAGTTGGTGCATCTAATGATTATCAATTGTCAGCACCATCTACAATCAATTTCAATAGTGGTGTAGGTGTTTTTGATAATGTTCAGATAGTAGTATACTTTGGACACACGTTTGAGGAGGAGTTATTTACATCAACACAGAACCAAAACACGTTTAGTCTCTCAAGTAGTCTGGCATCTGCTAAGAACTATAGGGTATTTCTAAACGGTGTAAGACTGAGAAGAGGTATAGATTACAACGCTACAACTGCTGTTGTGTTGACTCAAGGATGTATTGAAGGTGATGAAGTGGATATTGTATCTGATCAAGCAGAAGATCATCTGACAGCAGTACAAGGTCAGACTGCTTTTGCACCAACGACTGCAACCACCACAGCATCTAACATGGAAGTATATCTAAATGGTGTTCTTCTTAATAAGACTGTTGATTGGACGATAGGTAACCCTGCTGTCACCATTGTAGAACCTGCAACTGGTTGCATAGCAGGTGATGAATTAGACGTTGTTATCAGACGTTCATAAATATAGGAAAAGTATGTTATAAATGGCGAACCCTGCAACCAGAGAAGAATTAGTAAAGTATGCCAAGAGACAGTTGGGTGCACCTGTTTTGGAAGTCAACGTTGCTGATGAACAAGTCGAAGACTTGATGGATGATGCTATCCAGATATATCAGAACCGTCACATGGACGGTGTTGAATTGATGTATCTAAAGCATAGGATCACACAAGATTTTTTAGATTCAATCAAAGCATCAAATATTGCTGGTTCTTCTACATCTACTGGTATTACAACAACTACTGGTACTGCTAATATAACTGGGATAGGAAATACAACATTCAACTTTGTAGAGAATCAAAACTTTATACAGATACCTGATGCAGTCATAGGTATAGAAAGAGTATTCAAGTTAGATAATAGATTGATCAGTACAAACATGTTCAATATCAATTACCAGTTGATGTTGAATGACGTATACTTCTTTAGTTCTATGGAACTTATGGGATATACTTTGACGAAGAGATACTTAGAAGATCTAGACCATATACTACACCCAGAGAAACAAATTAGATTCAACAGACGACAAAGTAGATTGTATCTGGATGTTGATTATTCCAGCATGCAACCTAATGACTGGTTGATTATTAGATGTTATCGTGTATTGAATCCAAATGATTATACTAAAGTATACAACGATCCATTCTTGAAGAAATATTTTACCGCATTGATGAAAAAACAATGGGGTCAAAACCTTATAAAATTCCAAGGTGTAAAATTACCTGGCGGTGTAGAACTCAATGGTAGACAGATATATGAGGATGCTTTAGGAGAAATAGATACTTTAGAAAGTAAGATGGCAAACGAATACGAATTACCACCCCTTGATCTTATAGGATAATGAAAACATTAAATCAATTTATGGAAGGTTTAAGAGCCGTAGGTAAACCTGTACAAGGTTTGAAGACAATGGATAACGACTTTGATATCATTGATCAGGAACCCAACCCTATCTTAAGAAATCTCAGAAAAACAAGATATAAGAAGTATCTTAACCAATTTGGAGTGGTGAATAGGGAAGTCTAATGGCACTAAATCCATATTTTCAGCAGGGAACTCCTAACGAGCAGAACCTCGTACAGGATTTGATAAATGAACAAATCCAAATGTATGGAGTTGAGTTCGTTTATATGCCAAGATACTATATCAATGAGAAGACTATTCTCAAGGAAGTGTCTAGCTCTAGTTTTGAGTCATCATTTCCTATAGAAGGTTACATTGAATCATATGAAGGATTTGATTCAGGGTATAACTTACTTACAAAATTTGGTGTAAGATCTACTGCTGAGATGAAGATTGTTATCTCACAGGACAGGTATCAAAATTATATTGTTCCTTTGGTGGCAGGTAATACTGGAAGAAATGTTGATCCTACACGTCCATTAGAAGGTGACTTATTATATTTCCCATACAGAGACTTACTATTAGAAATCAAATATGTAGATGATGTAAGTAACTTCTATCAGTTACGTAAGAACTATACATACACACTTACATGTGAACCATTCGAGTACGAAGATGAGGTAATCAATACTGGAATCACTGCTATAGATGATGACATGCAGACAGCAGGATATAATGCAACACTTGTGTTGACTGCTGTTGGTACGACTGCTACTGCTTCAGTTTCTCTTGCTACTGGTATTAGTTACATCAACCTATTGAATGGTGGTGTAAATTATACTGCTGATCCGATTGTAAAGATTGCTCCACCTGTGGCATCTGGTGGTATTCCTGCTACTGCTGTTGCTATTACAACAAGCATTGGATTCACAGATAGTAGAAGAATCAAAGATATCTTTATAACAAATCCAGGCTCTGGTTATACCATGACACCTTCAATACAATTCCTTCCTGAAGATGGTAAGGGTAGTGGAGCAGATGCAGTCGTTGGTATTTCTTCTGGAACAGGTGTTGGTCAGATCTCATTAGATAACACTGGTTCTAAGTATATGGTTCCACCATCAGTGACATTTACTGCTGCACCTAGTGGAGGAGTAACTGCTACTGCTGTCTCTGTACTAAATGACAATGGAAGTGTACAGGCTATCAGACTTACAAATGCTGGTATGGGATATACTGTGGCACCTACAATTCAAGTTGCTGCTGCTGGAACAATTGGTGTTGGTACATTCTCTTACGGTGAGATTATTACTGGTCAATCATCACTTAGCACTGCTTTTGTTACATCATGGAACGCTCCTTCTCTCACTCTTACTGCCAGAAATATAGCTGGTGACTTCAATGTTGGTGAGATTATAGTTGACAATGAGGGTTCTGCATATAGACTACATAGTATTAATTACGATGATGATGACACTTTCAACTCAGGTGATGAGATTGAAGTAGCAGAGATCAGCGTCGTTGACTTTAGTGAGAGAAATCCATTTGGTGAAGTGTAATGTTAGGAAATTATTTCTACAATGAGACGGTTAGAAAGACAGTAATTGCTTTTGGAACTTTATTTAATAACATAAAGGTCAAGAAATTTGCGAGTGATGGTAAGTCTATAAGTCAAATAAAGGTACCTATTGCTTATGGTCCTATACAAAGATTCATAGCAAGAGTAGAACAACAATCAAACTTTGATGATAACGTGGCGATTACATTGCCTAGACTATCATTTGAGTTGACTTCTTATACCTATGATCCAACGAGAAAAGCATCACCTATACAGAAGTTTACTATGAAGTCTCCGAATGCGAAGACAAAGATAAAGAAGATGTTTTTACCTGTGCCATATGACATAGGATTTAGATTGAGTTTTGCTACCAAGCAACAGGATGATGCTCTGCAAATTATAGAACAGATATTACCATTTTTCCAACCATCATATAGTGTGACTATCAATATGTTGCAAGGTGTAGAAGAGAAAAGAGATATACCATTTACACTAATGTCTACATCATTTACCGATGAGTATGAAGGTGACTTCTCTACCCGTAGGTTTATACAGTATGATATGGACTTTGTTGCTAAGACATACTTCTATCAAGAGGTTCCAACAGACGAGAACGGTATTATCAAGAAGGTTCAAATCGATTACTCTACTGCTATACGAGCACCAAGAGAACAAAGATACGTTGTCACACCTCAAGCAACTAAGGATTATAATAGTGATATGACAGGTACACTAACTGAGACTCTAGACACGACAAAGACTATTGTAAAGGTCGTCTCTGGTGCAGCATTTACTGTACAATCATATATTGATATCAACCAAGAGACTATGCGTATCAAAGAGATCAGTGGTAACACCTTACTTGTTGATCGTGGACAGTATGGTACTAAGATTGCAGAACATGCAAAAGGTGATCGTGTAAATAAGATAAGTCAACCTGATCATGACGCTATTGAGATGGGTGATCAATTCGGATTTGCTGAATCTAGATCATTCTTCGATGCTGATGGTAAGGAATGGAGTCCAAGTTTCGGTGATGTAGACGTATGACCAAAGATTATGATCCGACTGATAAAGAGACAACCTCGTTCAGTCCTATTGATAAAGCACTAAATGTAAAGGCAACTGAAGTTGTCAAGGAAGCAAAGGCAGTAAAGAAAGCTAAAAAAGATCAAACTCCTAGAGATGATTTTGAATATTCTCGTGCACAGTTGTATAATATTGTAGAGAAAGGACAGGAAGCAATGAACGGTATCCTTGATGTATGTCAGGACACTCAACATCCACGAGCATATGAAGTTGCGGGTCAACTTGTCAAAGCAGTTGGTGATGTAACTGATAAGATTATAGATCTACAACGTAAGATGAAAGACTTGGAGAAGGAAGACAAACCTGCACAAGTTACTAATAACTCACTGTTTGTTGGTAGTACTGCTGACTTACAAAAGATGATAAAGAAAGGTTTGATGTCTACAAAACCACCAGAACCTAAACCTAATAGTATAGATTTAGATAAATTAGACATTGACAGATCACCATGAACATTACCTACATCAAAGAGCCTTGGGAGTGCTATACTTTTGAAAACTTCCTATCACCAGACAGGTGGAAAACTATTAGAGAACTAGCACAGATAGAATTAGATAATTGTAAACTGAATACTAAGAGAGGTCAGATGGTGACCTTCTGTGAGGAAGATATATTACCTGAGACTAATGAATTATTTTTCAAATATCAATTACCTGATCGTGGATATAAAGGTGACTTGAAGAAGATATTACATTGGGCAGTATCACCACCTGACTGGAAGTATCCTACACACTGTGATGCAAAGGCAAGGGTATCTACTTCTGTATTGTATGTTGCTCCTGAGGAGATGGATGGAACAGTAATGCATAAGAACCGTAGTACTAATGACAATGAAGATCACGGTGAAGCAGACCTACCATCTGAATATGAATATGAGATTCCTTGGAAACCTAACAAGTTATTTTACCATAACTCTATCCCAAATAAGACTTGGCATAGTATTCAAAATACTCATGATCAAAATAGGATAGTTCTAATATCATTTTTTGTTCAAGCAGATAAAGTCCCTAAGAATAGGAATTTTTCTGATCAACTTCTAAATATAGTATGACCAGAAATAAGTACGGGTTACCTACAGGTCTCAAGTCAGATCCTGTAAAGAAACAAGAACCCAAAATGAACTTAGATACGTTCAAAAAAATTAGGAATCATCTGACAATGGGTGAGAACTTGGTGGAAGCACCAAACCAGAACCCATATTTCCAGAACGTTGCTACTGGAGGAAAGGATGTGTCTGGTCCTCTTGCTGTGCGTAAGAAAGACTCTACTGCCATAAAGAAGAGTGAGGGTGGTAAGTTAGCGAAGAATAAAGGTGGTGCATTAGCAAAGAAAAATAGACCTACAGTATCAGATAAACCTGATGGTCCTGATAAAGATTCTGCTGATAATAGAAGAAAGAAATTAGAGAAGAGAAATAAAGAAAGAGTTCAAACTACAAAAGGTAACCTCAAAAGTAAAGCTGGTAAGGTAGCAGGAGCAGTTGGTAAGGCAGCAAAGGTTGTTGGTACTGTAGCGAAGGTAGCATATAAGGGAGCAAAGATGGTAGGTGGTGCTACTAAGGCATTTGATCCTAAAGGTGGAACGTCATGGGAGTCATATATACAAAGATCGACCCAATACCTAATGGAAGATGGCGACAAAGAGTGACATATATCTTGGTAATCCTAACCTAAAGAAAGCCAATACTCAACAACAATTCTCTGAAGAGAATATAGTTGAGTTTATAAAATGTAAAAACGATCCTGTTTATTTTACAGAGAAATATATAAAAATCGTCAACGTTGACGAGGGACTTGTAGGTTTTAGTATGTACAAGTTCCAGAAGAAACTAATAAGAAATTTCCATAAACATAGATTCAACATTTGTAAGATGCCACGTCAGACTGGTAAGTCAACAACTGTTGTATCATATCTTCTACATTATGCTATCTTCAATGATAACGTAAACATCGGTATACTTGCTAACAAGGCAGCAACTGCACGAGATCTCCTTGGTAGACTACAATTAGCATATGAAAACTTACCCTCATGGATGCAGCAGGGTATCATTGCTTGGAACAAAGGATCTATGGAACTGGAAAATGGTTCTAAGATCATTGCAGCATCTACATCTGCATCTGCTGTTCGAGGTATGTCATTCAACATCATATTCTTGGACGAATTTGCTTTCGTACAGAACCACTTGGCGGATGACTTCTTTGCATCTGTTTATCCTACTATATCTTCTGGTAAATCTACTAAGGTTATAATAGTATCCACCCCTCATGGTATGAACCACTTCTATAGGATGTGGCACGATGCGGAGCGTGGTCAGAATGAGTATTGTCCCACTGAAGTGCACTGGTCTGAAGTGCCAGGTAGAGATGCTAAGTGGAAAGAACAGACTATAAAGAACACAAGTAAACAACAGTTTGCTATTGAGTTTGAGTGTGAGTTCTTAGGATCTGTTGATACTCTTATATCTGCTGCTAAGTTGAAGGCACTGGTATATGAACAACCTGTAGAACAGAATGGTAAACTATCAATATACGAGAGACCGTTTGAGAAGAGAGATTATATTGTAACTGTTGACGTGGCAAGGGGTATATCAAAAGACTATAGTGCTTTTATAGTTGCTGATATAACTGAGTTCCCTTACAAGGTAGTTGCTACCTATAGGGATAATGAAGTCAAACCTATGATATTCCCATCAATCATATATGATGTGGCAAAGGGATATAATAATGCTTATGTTCTATGTGAGGTGAATGATATAGGAGATCAAGTAGCATCTATATTGTTCTATGACCTTGAGTATGAGAACCTGTTGATGGTTGCCATGAGAGGACGTGCAGGACAGATAGTCGGATCAGGATTCTCTGGTGTAAAGACTCAACTGGGTGTTAAGATGAGTCAGGTAACCAAGAAGTTAGGTTGCTCTAACCTGAAGACACTGGTTGAAGATGATAAACTTACGTTCTGTGATTATAATATCATAAGTGAGTTGACTACCTTCATACAAAAGAGACAGTCATTTGAAGCAGAGGAGGGTTGTAATGATGACCTTGCCATGTGTCTGGTTATATTTGCATGGTTGGTAGCACAGGATTATTTCAAAGAGATGACTGACTCTGATGTTAGAAAGCGCATCTATGAAGAGCAAAAGAATGCTATTGAACAAGATATGGCACCATTTGGTTTTATAAGTGATGGGTTTGAAGAGATGGGAGGGGAAACTGTCGAGTCTGATGGCACTGTTTGGAAGACAGATGAGTATGGTGATCGCGCATATATGTGGGAATATCGCTAGTAAGAACGCATTTTCATAAATATCAATAGTCATTGTATGTGGAGAAAGAAGTAAGAATGGCACTTCGATTAGCATCTCCGGGCATTTCTATAAAAGAAGTTGACCTAACTCGTGGAGGTATTGATTTTAGTATCAATGTCGCTGGTGGTTTTGTCGGACCTTTTAGAAAAGGACCGGTCAACGAAATTACAAGAATCAATAACGAAAAAGAGTTAGTTGATGTCTTTGGGGAACCCGGTGTTGGAACAACTGATTTTCATTACGAGACATTCTTGTCTGCATCAAACTTCTTATCCTATGGTGGTAAGTTAGAGGTAGTAAGATGTAAAGGTGGGGATCTCAATAATGCAAACGCTGCGGTAGGATATGCATCGTCAAGTATTTTGATGATTGAGAATTCTGAAGATTATTATAATAATAATGCAGACGACCTCAACTGGTATTTTGCTTCTAAGAACCCTGGTTCTTGGGCAAATGGTATCAAGGTTGCTATTATTGATAACGCTGCTGACCAAATCCTAACACCGACTCTTACAGGTGGTGCGATGGGTGACATCGTGGTCGGTATGGGAGTTACACAACACCTCACTGGTCAGACAATCGGTGTTGGTACAGTAACACCAGCAACAGGAATTCTAAAAGGTATCGTAACTGCTAAAGACGCAACAGCAGGAACTGTAGACGTACGAGTCGTCAGTACAGTCATAGACGGTACAGAAACATTACAGAGTTACACACAGAACTCTCAGTTTGAGTTCAAGACAGGAACAATACTGAACTTTGTGAACACATCAGGTGTACCGCAAGCAGTAGCGGGTGGTGGTTCACCTGCTATAGGGGTTGCAGACTGGTATAACAATCAGAACATTCTAACGAGTGTTGCTGATGGTGGTACTGATCTAGTCACACTTCCATGGAGAGCAGTTCTAAACAAACCTAGAACTAATAACTTTGTATCAAGTAGAGACGGAGATAATGATGCGTTACACGTTGTTTCTATCGACCAGAACGGTTCTGTTACTGGTGAGGTAGGATCAATCCTAGAGAAGCATGCTAACTTATCAAAAGCAAAGGATGCTACTCAGTCAGGTGGTGGGTCAATATACTATAAGAACTATCTTGCTGATAACTCAACCTATCTGTTCGCTGGTGTATCACCAACAAACGGAAATGATAGTTTCCATGGTACTACACCTCTGGCATCTGGTTTCAGTTCTGGACACACTGCTGTTACAACAGGAGCAGGAGCATGGGGACAAAACTCTAAGAATGTCAAGTTCAGTTCTATAGGTAATCAAGGTTACGATCTGGGTGGTGGTCTTGATTATACAGGAGTGGGTGTATTCAATGCACCTTTGGGCGACATACTGACGTCCTACGATAAGTTTGCTGATCCTGTAGATGCTGACATTCGATTCTTACTGCAAGGTAGTGCATATAGAACGAAAGAAGAAGAGCAAGCAAAAGCAAACAAACTGATTCAGATCTGTGAGTTGAGAAAAGATTGCATAGCATTCATCTCACCATGCAGAAGTTCAGTTGTAAACGTTGCTGACTCAGCAACCCAGTTACAAAATGTTCTAGAGTTCTTCGGACCTCTAACATCATCATCCTACGCTATCTTCGATGCTGGTTACCAGTATGTGTACGATAGATTCAACAAGAAGTTTGTTTACATGCCAACTTCAAGTGACATCGCAGGATTATGTGTAAGAACAGATAGGGATAACTTCCCTTGGTTCTCACCTGCCGGACAGACAAGAGGTGGTCTAAACTACGCTATCAAACTGGCATTCAATCCAGGTCTTGATGCTAGAGATCAACTTTATTCATCAAGAATAAACCCTGTCACATCTCAACCAGGTGCAGGAATCATTCTCTTCGGAGACAAAACTGCTTTATCATACGAGAGTGCCTTTGACAGAATCAACGTTCGTAGATTGTTCATCACTATTGAGCAAGCAATCGAGAACGCTGCACAAGCACAACTCTTTG